TATTCCGTGTACTTGGCAGGGTAATGTCATAGGGTCAACAGCACGAGCGATTGATACAGAGACTAAACCCAAGTACTTTAACAACTACGAGAACAATTATGTTTATGGAATTGATCGTCAGGTAGACGCAGGTAAGTTTAGCATAGTCTGCGAAGGTATCATTGATGCAATGACTATAGGCGGTATTGCTACACTTACAAATCGCTGTAACGAAACACAAGCACAAATTATCGATACAGTAGGCAGAGAAATTATACTAGTACCCGATAGAGATAGTGCAGGGCAAGCACTGATTGATGATGCACTAGAGTATGGATGGAGTGTTAGCTTTCCCGAATGGGAACCAGACGTAAAAGATATCAATGCGGCGGTAGTACGCTATGGTAAACTGTACACATTAAAGAGTATTATAGACGCTAAACAAACTAGTAGGTTGAAGATAAACTTGATGAGGAAACGGCTATGAAGATTGGATTTTGCGGTTGTAGTTATACGTACGGAGAAGGCGTAAGCATTAATGAAAGGTTTAGTTCTCTTATCAGAGACCAGCTAAATGTTGAAGTTATGAATATAGCAGTAGGGGGAGCAAGTAATAGTGAAATATTTGAACAAGGGTTATATCTTTTGGATGATGTAGATATACTAGTAGTTCAATGGTCATCTCCAGGTAGGAGTAAATGGAAAATATTCCCCAATTACGAATATTTTAGCGGAAACAGAGATAATCATCCCTGGTTTGTTCCACATGATAAATGGCGTAATTTTGTAGATGTACATAGAATGATAGATAATTTATACAATCAATACTATTTGTTGAACAAAAGAATTAATTTATTAGAAAAATTTAATAAAAATAGTATTGTTTACATTAATGGTTTATTGCCTGTGAGTAAAATTTTACTCACCAATGCATCCCCAAATTTAGTAGAAGAGAGTCAAGAATTTAAAGAATTTATTGAATTTGACAAACAACCAGATGATATCCTATATGACCGTATAAAATCATGTAGAGAATTATTAAGTGTCATGGAGACGTATGATTGGATATATAAAACTCCAATCACTAAAATTGATGCAGGTACAGATGGATTACATCCTGGTCCAAAAACACATCGACAAATAGCAGATAAGGTAATAGAATATATAAATGTCTAGGGAATACACGCCGGATTTACAAAAACTGTTTTTAGAAATGATGATGCAGGATGCACAGAACTATGTGCGAGTGCAAAACATCTTTAACGCAGAGAACTTTGATCGCAGTCTGCGTGACGCAGCAGAGTTTATCAAGGAGCATGCTACAAAGCATAGCACTATGCCTACGTATGAACAGTTGAATGCAGCAACCGCATTGGATGCAAAGCCTATCCCAGAGATGGCAGAGGGACATAATGATTGGTTCCTTGAGGAGTTTGAATCCTTTACTCGTAGACAGGAGCTGGAACGTGCAATTCTAAAAGCAGCAGACTTGCTAGAAAAAGGAACATATGATCCTGTAGAGAAACTAATCAAAGACGCAGTGCAGATTAGCCTAACAAAAGACATGGGTACAGACTACTTTGAGAATCCTAGAGAGCGACTTATGGCACTCAAGGACAACAACGGACAGGTAAGCACAGGATGGCCTGCAATGGATCGTAAACTGTTTGGTGGTATGAACAAGGGCGAGCTAAACATCTTTGCAGGCGGCAGTGGTAGTGGTAAGAGTCTGTTTATGCAAAACTTGGCTGTAAACTGGGTAACAGCAGGACTCAACGGTGTATACCTAACACTAGAACTTAGTGAAGGGCTGAGTGCTATGCGTATTGACAGTATGCTCACAAACGTTAGTACCAAAGAAGTATTCAAAGACTTGGACACTGTTGAGATGAAAGTTAAGATGGTGGGCAAGAAAGCAGGCAACCTGCAGATCAAGTATATGCCAGCACAGAGCACAGTCAATGATGTTAGAGCATATCTAAAGGAACTTGAGATTACAAAGAACATGCGTATTGACTTCCTGCTTATCGACTACTTGGACTTGTTGATGCCAGTTAGTGCAAAGGTAAGTCCCAATGACTTGTTTGTGAAGGACAAGTATGTAAGTGAAGAACTACGTAACTTGGCTAGAGAACTTAACACAATCTTTGTTACAGCATCGCAGTTGAATCGCAGTGCAGTTGAAGAGATTGAGTTTGATCATTCGCACATCAGTGGTGGTATTAGTAAGATCAATACAGCAGACAATGTGTTTGGTATCTTTACAAGTCGTGCAATGCGTGAGCGTGGACGTTATCAAATACAGTTAATGAAAACACGTAGCTCGAGTGGTGTCGGACAAAAGGTAGACCTGGAGTTTGACATTGAAAGCCTGCGTATCAGAGACTTGGGTGAGGATGAAGACTATCAGAACTTTAAGAAGCAGAGCAGTAGTATCTATGAACAACTTAAAACAGGAGACAACACTCCTGAAGTAGACGGAGATGCTGAAGTAGGTAAGATTACAGCAAACGTGCAGAGTAGTAAGCTCAAAGATATGCTAGCAAGTTTAAAACAAAATGACTAATAATAGTGTTTATTGCCCTATGATTCATGGAGGTCTGAATATTGACTTAAAATATGGGACTGGAGTCAATATTAAACACTGCTGTTTAAATACCGGGCCATTTATTAATCCTGAATATGCTTGGGATTCAGAAAACTTTAAAGAAATTAGGCAACAGAACGATAATGGTAAATGGTTAGATAGTTGTTGGACTTGCCAAGCAAATGAACGGGCTGGCTTAGCTAGCTTGAGACAGGGAATGTCAGAACAGTTTGGCATACAAAGAAATCTATCTGGCCCGTTACGTTTAGATTTAATGTTCAACACAAGTTGCAACCTAGCATGCCGTAGTTGCGGCCCTCGTAACAGCACATTTTGGCAGAAGCACTTAAAAGATAACAATGCAATATCTGAGATAGATCTAAAGCCTGATCGTGTTGAAGAAATGATTGCAATACTTGAAACTCTAGATTTATCTAATTTGAAGAGTGTAGTTTTTTGTGGTGGTGAAACGTTACTAGGAGAAAGTTATTGGCGGGTTGCTGATTATCTTGTTAACAATGTTCCTAATGCTGACAGTCAGCTTATACTCAGTTTTCAAACAAATGGCACACAGCCTATTAGGGAACAACATTATTCTATTATAGAAAGAGCACAATTAGTTAAACTACATATTAGTTTGGATGGCGTTGGTGAACGCTTTGAATACCTCAGATGGCCTGCTAAATGGAATCAGGTTACTGAGAATTTAACAAATATAGTTGAAACTGCACCAGTTAACATGATGTTTCTAGTAGAAGAAACCCTAAGTATTTTTAACTTGTATTATCATAATGAACTAGTAGATTGGGCTAAGAATAATTTTAGTACTAATCGCTTGGGGGATATTACTAATCATACAACACATAATGCATATGGTATTTTTAGCTTAGAGTCAATGACTAATGAGTATGTAGAAGCAGTTTCTGGCACTGGTGTAGATGGGTTAGTCCCTACTAACTTTGTTGAAAAACCTGATTTAATTAAACAAATGATACAGGGAATCAAAACTGAAGACTTGCGTAGAAATCAAGACTGGACTAAAACGTTTCCAGAAGTTGCAGAATTCTATTCTAGGTATCTATCTAGCCTATAGCCCTTTGCTTCCCAGCAGTCAATATAGCGTGTGCCGTTAGTCATACGTATCTTACCACTGCCCACAATAACATCGTGGTCTCTGTAGCCAAAAGGCTTCTTGATAGTTACATCTACGTAATCACTATTGCCCACGCCTAGCGTAACAAACGTAACATACTTGCCCTCTGCACCTTTGAATACACGCCCATTTGCTACAAGTCCTGCGAAGTTAACACGGTCCAGATAGGTTTCCTGTACAAACATATTGGGCATAAACTCCGGCTGTGTCCAATAGCCACTGCGTTTGTATTGTGTAACAGGCGACTCACATATACCATTCTCAAATCCAAGATCACGTAGATCCCAGCCTGCTGTTTTTGCTTCCTGCTTGTGTACCCAACGCTTGTATGATCCCTGACAGTGCTTGAGTGCAGCCTGCCAAAACTTCATAGGGTTGTGTGCCTTTTGGTATGCAAGTGCCCAAATAAGTCTGCCCAAGTTTACAGCATGAGCACGGCACAATCCAAAGTTACCCAGTCCATATAGTTCTTGTATAATAGATTCCTTGTCCTCATGTTCACCCATGCGACTCATAAACTCCATTACACGTTCTTCATCCTTTTTAGCAAACGCACGTCTGTACATGTCTGCTTCATACAAGTCACAGCCTATGAGTCGAGCAATCTTACGTATAGCATCATCCTCATATACAATAGTATCCTCTAGCCTTTGTTCTGTCCAGTCCTGGAAGAAACTTGCTTTCTGTCTTCCTGTGGTTGCAACAGGACGTATTAGTGCTGTGGCAAACACACAGTCTGCTTTTGATTGTGGTTGTATTGCACGGAACAGTCGTCTCATTGCAGGAGACTCTGCTTGTGTTACACCGATAACATCACCCCTGCATAGTAACTGACTTGTTTCAAAGTCCTCTTCTGGATATGCCTCTAGTGGTGTATCAGGATCTATTTCAATAAGTTGGCTTAGTCCTCTGTTAGCAAGTATGTCGATCTTAAGATGTTCTAAGTCTTCTACTTCGCGTTTATCTAATAATATCTGATTGTCTTTGTTTACCAAACTCTTTGCTATCTTGTGTTTAAACACAAGTACGCCTCCGCAGTGTTTGCTGATGCTGCGTTTTTTGCCTATTAGTTTTTGTTCTATTCTCATGGCCTCTTCCTTGTCTATGTCTAAATCTTCATAACGAAAATTACGAGGAAGTCTACCAGTCGCACCTAGACGGCGTGCCGCTTCTCTACGTGCACTGCGCTCCTTGTATAGCACATAGTTACTGATTCTTGCTGAACGTTCTGGCCAGTTTGCAAAGATACGTTGCATTACAGTGTCCTGTTGCCAATGCGGAAAGTCTATGTCTACGTCTGGTAGATCATCCCTCAAAGGATTTAGGAAACGGGCAACAGGTATCTGCCACCTTATGGGATCAACGTCCGTTATTCCTAGGAGATAACAGACAAGACTAGACCCTGCTGAACCCCGAGTCATATGTGGAATGTCCTCGGTCAGAGCTAGTACGTCGCAAATTGTTAGGAAATAATCAGTAAAGCGAAGTTTGAGTATAATCTCAAGTTCTTCGACGAGTCTGTCTTGGTACTCAGGAGCCTCTGGTATTTGCCTTGTGAACCTGCCAAGTAGCCTATCTATTTGAGCCTTCGCATCTTTTGGTAATTTCATGTTGCCTCTGTTAGCCTAAATGCCTAAAAGTTTTCGTTTTTGTGCCTAAGTCATTAGTAAATGACGTTTTATTTAGTTTTTAACAACTTGATATTAAGTTTTTTTGATT